AATAGATAGAATAAAAAGCAATAGGAGAGCATCTACTAACTAAAATAATTTATTATGATTAGTAAACATATTTCAGAAAAGGAAGCAACAAAAAGCATAACAGCTATGCGACTTGGCTTAGCAAATACACCAGATGGCAATATTTTATCAAATATGAAAAATGTCGCTGAGCATATATTTGAGCCACTTAGAAAATGGGTTGGTGGTCCAATTAAGATTAATTCATTTTATAGATCAGAGGCACTTAATAAAGCTATTGGTGGTGCATCAAAAAATGGCAAACAAACAAGTCAACATTGTTATGGTCAAGCTATGGATATTGATGATATTTATGGTCATAAAACAAATGCTGAGATGTTTAATTATATAAAAGAAAATTTAAATTTTGATACTATGATATGGGAGTTTGGCGATAGTACAAACCCTGACTGGGTTCATGTTAGCTATGTAAGTGATTCGGTAAATAGAAATAGAATATTAAAAGCGGTTAGAGATAAGGGAAAAACAAAATATATAGATATAACAAATGGATAAGTTTCAATTTGGTATAATGGAAACTGTAAGCAATGGTTTATTATTAGGGTTTGCCTATTATCCATATGATGATGAAAGTCAATTTTCTGAATTAAATGTTTATTTAGTTTTATTTGGTTTACATTTTAGATTTTATAGTTATGAGTGATAAAAAGAAATTCAAAGAGACAACAGTTGGTAAATTATTATTTGGTGCTGCATCAATGATAAATCCAACACTAGGAAAAGTATTAAGTGGTGTAAGCTCACCACAAGAAGCATTGTCTGAAATAGGTAAATCTAAAATATCTAATGAAGATAAAATAAAACTACAACAGCTAATTTACGAACAACAAAATAAAGAAATAGAATCTATAACAAGCAGATGGAAAGCAGACGCTGCATCAGATTCGTGGCTCAGTAAAAATGTACGTCCATTAGTTTTAGTATGGTGTATAGTTGTATTTAGTTTAGCTGGCATTTTAGACAGCATAGAAAGTGTGCCATTTAATATTGGTGTTACATGGAACGATACATTTGAGAAAGTTATGATGGCAGTTGTATTAGCATACTTTGGTGGTCGTACTACAGAAAAAGCAACTAGCATATTTAAGAAATAATGGCTAGAACACTTAAAATAAGCACGTATAAGAGCAAATCTAAGAAACGTAAGGGTATACACGCAAAAAGCAAAATGAGTGCCTTAAAAAGCTCTAAAAACTATTACAAGAAATATAAGGGACAAGGTCGCTGAATTCAATAGGTTAATAAATAAATTCAATACTCTATGAATTTAATAGGTATTTTTATATATTTGTGAATTCAATAGGGTGCGAATATCTGTTGATTTTCTTTGTTTTCAACGAAAAGGGGTAACTTAGTGTTGCCTCTTTTTTTTGTCTTTTGTCTTGCACATGACATTTTTTATGTATATGTTTGTTACATGGAAAATTTAACAAAGAAATTGGTGCGTATTCAAGGGAGTTTGAAAGCACCTAAAAATCAAAGAAACAATTTCGGTAATTACAATTACAGGAGTTGTGAAGACATTTTAGAGGCAGTTAAACCTTTACTTGCAAAAGAAGGGTTATTGCTTACTATATCTGATTCTATTGCTCCAGAGCCATTGTTTGTTAATGCCGTTGCTGAGATCACAGACGGAAAAGACAAATTATCTGTAAGAGCACAAGCAGGAATTAACCTGAATAGAAAAGGTATGGATGTGGCTCAATGTTATGGAGCTTCAAGTAGTTATGCTAGAAAATACGCTTTAAACGGCTTATTTTTAATAGATGATACTAAAGATGCAGATGCTACTAATAATCACTCTAAGGTGTCTGAAAATGCGTCTACGAGCGTGTTAGAGCCAAACAAAGACTGGCTTGAAGAGAAAGGAGATAAATTTGATAAAGCTAAACAAGCTATAAAAGAAAAAGGTTTTACTATCACCGATATTAGAAAAAAATATAAAGTAAGTAAAAAAGTAGAAAAATTATTATTAACCTAAATTAAATTAAAATTATGAATGAAAAAAAGTATGTAGGTAGTGGAAAAAGAGTTGGAAACTACGATCTAATTAACTTTACAATTAGTGCTGAAAAAATCCAAGACGCTTTTGTAGAGTACAATGGTAAGAAATGGTTGAAATTGTCTATTGGCAAAAAGAAAACAGTTGATCAATATGGAAAAACACATTCTGTATGGATTGATGAGTATGTGCCTGAGAATAAACAAGCTCAAGCTACTGCATCGTCTTTACCGACACCAGATTTACCATTTTAAATTAACATTCCCCCATTACTTAATTGTTTTGGGGGATTATTATCTAACATTATGACACAAAGAAAAAACACAAAATACGTTAACATTAATTTAGCATTTATGAACACAAATTTATCAATATCAGAAGCTACTGTATTGTCTTATATAGATTCATTATCAATTAAAAAAGGTTATTGTTATGCCTCAAATGATAGTATATGCATGGCATTAAATTTAAACGACAGGACTTTATACAGAATATTAAAGAGTTTGGAAAACAAGAAATATATAAAAAGAGTTACAAAAAGCTTAGGAAATGACGGAAAAGAGCGTAAGATTTACATAAGTCCAGATGCCAAGAATGTCAGTTGTATGTAATACATGATGTATTATATAAATAAATAATACATAGTGTATTATATACATAGTGTAATATAAAATATACACAAAAAATAATACTATGCAAGAAAACTTTAGAAAAATTGGAATCGCACCTAAAGGCAACTACTCTCAACAGAAAGTAAAGTGCCCAAAATGTAGTCATACTAGAAAAAACAAAAGAGACACCTCTTTGTCAATAAATCTAGACGATGGACTATATCACTGCCACCATTGTGGTTGGAACGGTTCTGTAAACCCTAACAACAATATGATACAAGAAAAAATATATATAAAGCCAACTACGAATAATTTACAAAAGATAAATTCAAGTGCCATAAAGTTTCTTAATGATAGAGGCATAACCAATGAGGTTATAGAAAACAATAAGATCACTACTACAAAAGATGGCAGAAGTGTAGTATTTCCTTACTTGAAAAATAATGAACTTGTAAATTATAAAACTAGAGGTATTGAAAATAAAACATTTACTCAATCAAGAAATAGTCAACCTATAATATTTAATTACGACAGGGTAGTAAATCAAGATTTTGTAATACTATGTGAAGGCGAGTTGGATTCACTTAGTTGGGAAGTAGCAGGTTTTACTTGGCATACGTCTGTAAATATGGGTGCACCAAATGCTAGAGATAAAAACTTAGACAAAAAATTAGAATGTATTACAAATTCTTATGAAGTATTTGACAATGCAAAAGTAGTTTACTTATGTACTGACAACGATGAAAACGGAAGATACTTAGAAGAGGAGCTAATAAGACGTATTGGTGCTGAAAAGATTAGAATCATTGATACAAATCCTTATAAAGATGCAAATGAAGTTTTACTTAATGAGGGCATAGAATCGTTACAACATAGATTTAAACAAGCTAGAGTGCCAAAAGTAGAAGGTATATTTGATATTACAGATATATACGATAGTATGTTAGATGGTTATAAGAACGGACAAGAGCGAGGTTCTACAACTCATATAGATGCTATTGATAGGGCATGGACTTGGAGAAACGGTGAAGTAAATATTTGGACAGGGTATCAAAACGAAGGAAAAAGTATGTTTTTAAATCAACTATCAGTATTAAAAGCCTTTCACGATGGTTGGAAGTTTGCAGTGTTTAGCCCAGAGAATATGCCTATAAATGATTTTTTTCATGATCTTATAGAATGTTACATTGGCAAAAGTTCAGACCCTTTTTATCAAAATAATTATATGAGTGAAAAAGAGTTTAAACAAGGCATGGAGTTTATGAAAAAACATTTTTTTATTATATATCCAAAAAAAAGTTATAAATTAGAAGACATATTTGAAAGAGCTAAGTTTTTAGTTAAGACAAAAGGCATACGTTCATTGATTATTGACCCATACAATACTGTACAACACAGGATGCAAAAAGGTGAAAGAGAAGATTTATACATAAGTAGATTTATGAGTGAATTAAAAAGGTTTGCCGTAGAGAATAAGATTTCTGTTCATTTAGTTGCACACCAAGTTACACCACAAAAGGATGACAACGGAAGGTATAGAAAACCAGATGTTAATTCAATAAAAGGTGGTGGAACGTTTGCTGATAAAAGCGATAATGTACTTTTTGTATGGAGACCAAATAGAGCTTTAGATTTTAGTAATACTCAAGTTATGTTTGGCAGTCAAAAGATTAAAAAACAAAAACTGGTAGGTTATCCACAAGATATTGAAGGCATAACATATCATAGAAAATCAAATAGATATTATTTTAATAATCAAACACCCTTTGATGAATTAGATAATATCAGATGCGAAAGCGAGCTAGAGTAGATGCTAACCAAAAAAAGATTGTCTCACAACTTAGAGAGATAGGATGCTCTGTCCTCCATACTCATCAACTTGGAAAAGGTGCTCCAGATATTATAGTTGGATATAAAGGCAAAAACTATTTAATAGAAATTAAAGACGGAGATAAGCCGACTATTCAGCAAAAGCTAACACCAGACGAAGTTAAGTTTCAAACTGAATGGCAAGGACAATATAATGTAGCAAATTCATTTGATAGTTTATTAGAAATAATACTAGAAAATGAGCTCTAAGATACTTAACATATTGGCAAAAAAACATACTGATTGGATTCGTATGGCTAAAAGTTTTAAGTTAAGTTCAAATGATGCCAATGAATTAGTACAAGAAATGTATTTAAGAATACACGATTATACAAAAGATGTAAATAAAATTATGTATAATGAAACTGAAGTAAACACATTTTATGTTTACATTACTTTAAAAAACTTATATTATAGCAAGTTTGGATATAGAAAAAAGAAAAAAGTGTATTTATTTTCAGAGATAAGCACAGACGATCATAACTATTTATATCATAAAATGAAATGTGATATGTTAGAAGATCGTAAGAATAAAGAAAAAAAGATTAACTTAGAAGCGTTGTATGACAAAATAGATGAAGTAATTGAAGAGTGGTATTGGTACGATAAGAAGCTTACTAAGTTATATTTAAATACCGATATGAGTATGCGAGATATAAGTAAAGAAACAAAAATAAGTTTAAGTTCAATATTTAATACATTAACAAATGCCAAAGAAAAAATTAGAAAAGAAAGCGAAAAAGAGTACAAAAAGTACAAAGGCTAAAGGCTTAGGCGATACAGTTGAAAAGGTACTTGAAAAAACAGGAATAGCTAAAGTAGCTAAGTGGGTACTTGGTGAAGATTGTGGATGCGAAGAACGTAAAGCTAAATTAAATTATTTATTTCCTTATTATAAACCAGAGTGTTTAACAGAAGAGGAATATGAATATTTAGACAAATATTTTACAGAGGCAAAATCTACTGTACATCCACAAACACAACAAAAATTGCTTAAAATATATAATAGAATATTTCATCAAAAAATGAGCTTAACTAGTTGTTCGTCTTGTTTTAAAAACAACCTGCATAAAAAACTAGAACGAGTTTATAAAGAATACAAAAGTGAGTAAAGAAATAAGTAAGGGTCGGTGGGCTACATCATTTAAAACTGGCAAACATGCTGAAAAAGTATTTTGTAATCTAATGACTGCAAAAGGTTTAGAGGTTATTAAATCTAATAGAAACGATGATATGCATAAACACATTGACTTTTATGTTGACGGAGTAGGTTTTGATGTTAAAGGCAATAGACATTTAGATTGTATATGGTTAGAAATTCAAAACGTTAGAGGCAAAGACGGTTGGTTAAAAGGAAAAGCTAAGTTTATAGCATTTGATATTAAAGAGCTAAATGCTTTTTGTTTTTATAGAAGAGCTGATCTTTTAAAGTATGTTCAGCAGTTTAAAGAAACAACAACGTATAAAACTGATTATTTAAAATGGTACTCTAGATCAAAATGGGGTAGAGACGATAAAATAATTAAAGTAAAACACGAACACATAAAACATTTAGAAATAAAACAATTACCTTATGCCATTACTTAAACCAAAAAAATACGAAGAAAAAGCTAATTTTTTAGCTAGATTTATGAATAATGCAAAAATGATTCTTGAATATCCAGACCCTAAACAACGATATGCAGTTGGTTTAGATATTTGGAAAAAGAATTTTATGTAAAAATATTTGCACATATCAGTTCTTTTATTAACTTTGTATGTGAATAACAAAGAAATATGAGAACAATACTTTACGCACTAATTTTATTTACATTGTTTAGTTGCTCAGATAATTGCGATTTAAGTCATTACCCTTCAGCTCCTTACTTTGATGAACCTTATCATGCAGAGTATGGAGACAATACCGTTAAGTATATTTATTTATGCAGAAACGGCTCTAATAGTGAGGTTTATACTTACTATATAGAAGGTGGGTGTTGGGAGTATTACGTTTCATATCAGTATAACTATAATTGTAATTAATATGAAAGAACCAATAATCACACTAGACGGAGAAATGTGGGACAGAAACGAGCTCACACAAAAAGCAATTCAAGACAGCTTTTATTATGGCTACTTGGCAAAAGCTTGTTTATCAAGTAGTGCCATAAGTCAATTACTTAAATCCCCATTAGAATATTTAAATCAAATAAACTTACCTACTGAGTCAGATGCTTTGGCACAAGGTTATTTATTTCATGCAAGTATTTTAGAAGAGGATAAATTTAACGAGTGCCTATTCTTAGATGTTAAGACAAAAGCAAGTAAAGAATATAAACTTGCCAAAGAAGAGCGTTGGGATGTCTTTACTGTAAAAGATAGAGACAAGGCGTTAAGATTAAGAGATAGATTCTATAATTGCAAACCTGCAAGTGAACTTATACAAAACAGTCAATTTGAAGTGCCTATGGTTAACACATTAAACAACTATCCTTTTAGAGCTAAGGCAGATGTTTTAGGAGAACACCTTATTGATTTGAAGACAACTCAAGTTTTATCGGCATTCAAATACAGTGCCAACAAATATAATTACGATAGTCAGATGTATATTTATTGTAATTTGTTTGGTAAAGATTATAAAGATTTTAAATATATCGTAATAGATAAATCACCAACAAATGAAATTGGTATTTTTAATGTCAGTGAAAATTTCTATTTTAGTGGTGAGCAAAAAGTTGAATATGCTATTAAAGTATATGAAAACTATATTAAGAACGAATTTAAACTAGAAAACTACTTAGTAGAAGACACTTTATAAATGGCAAATGAATATTTAGATTATTTAGATTGTTACGAAGACACTCTACTTTGTCTAAAAAAAAGAGTAATAACAGAACAAGAAATACCTATATTAATCGAGCAGTATGAATATGAAGAGCATTATGAATGTTGCAGTGCAATATTACACGCTTTAGAAGATTACAAAGCTCATCAAAATTATTTACCATGATTACAGCAAATCAAATAGCAGAGAAGTTAATAAAACTATCAAAGCTAAATATATTTAAGATCATAAGAAAAATAGAATATGTTGAAGTAAGGTCTTTACTTAATCATATATTGTACAATCACAAAAGAATGACTTTTTATCAAATCGTAAACTTTTACAAAAAGAATGGTTGGGATATAAATCACGCTACATTAATTCATTCTTTAAGAAACTACGAGATATATAAGAAATACAATAAAGATTTAATTGTTTGGCAGGAAAGTATTATAGATAGTATAAATCAAATGGATAATTACTCTAAAAGAGAATACATAAGAAGTAAAGTAAACTATCTAAACAATAAAGATGTTGACGAACTAACTATGGTCATTAGCAATATGGTCGACAAAGAACTAGAGTATGCAGAATAAATACAGAAAACTATTACAAAAGGAAGCTCCAAATCTTTATAAGAGTTATGAAGATATTGTTGAAGAGCAATTTGAATTGTTTGCAAAAAAGCAATTAGATTATGGCATTAGTAATATAAGCACTGGTGCAAACTTAGAAACTAAAGAAGGCAAGGACTTTGCTTTACATGGTTTATGGTTTAGAATGAACGATAAAATAAGTCGTTGGAAAAATCTAATTATTAAGAATCGTAAAGGCAATAATGAAACGTTGTTAGATACATTTCAGGACTTAGGGAATTACTCTATTATATGCCAATTAATAAATAAAGGTTTATGGAAGGAGTAAATGAAAACAAAAAGAAAAAAGACGGAAGAGCAAACAACGGTGCTTTAAAAGGAGTTTATAGAGGACAAGGACGACCACCAAAAGCTAGGGAAAAGAAGCTAGGTAATTATGCTTTGGGTGCAATGAAAAAAGTATTTGGTAGTGAAGAGAAAGCTTGGCTTGAACTTGCTAAACAGGCAAAAGATAGTTTTCCTCACATGAGATTGCTTTGGGAATACAAGTATGGTAAACCAAAAGAATTAAAAGAACTCAATGTTAAAACAGAAGTAAACATTCCTGTAATTAATTTTGCCGATAAAGAAAAAACTATTGATATAGAATCAGAAGACGTAAAAGATGAAGAAACTAAATCTGAATAAAAAATATCAAGCTCTATTTAATTCAGATAGCAGATACTATGTTATTACTGGGGGTAGGGGTAGTGGAAAGTCATTTGCTACAAACACATTCTTAGTATTACTTACTTACGAAAAAGGACACAGAATATTATTTACTCGTTATACTATGACCTCAGCAGGTATGTCTATTATACCTGAGTTTATAGAGAAGCTAGAGTTAATGGGTATACTTGACCAGTTCACTGTAACCAAAACAGAAATCATTAATAATTTAACAGGCAGTTCAATATATTTTAGTGGTATTAGAACATCAAGTGGAGATCAAACGGCAAAACTTAAATCTATTCAGGGTGTTAGTTCGTTTGTTTTAGATGAAGCAGAAGAGCTTACAGACGAAGAGAGTTTTGACAAGATTGATTTTAGTATTAGAGCAAAAGGAGTTAAGAATAGATGTATATTAATTCTAAACCCTACTACAAAAGAGAACTGGATTTATCAAAGGTTTTTTCAGAATAGAGGAATACCAGACGGATACAACGGCACAAAAGAAAACATTACTTACATTCATACAACTTACTTAGATAATCTAGATCATTTATCAGAATCGTTTGTTAAACAGATTGAAGATATGAAAGTGAGAAGACCAGAGAAATATAAACATCAGATTATGGGTGGTTGGTTAAAACGAGCTGAGGGTGTTATCTTCACTGACTGGAATATAGGTAAATTCAATGATGAATTAGATTCAATATTTGGTATGGATGTAGGATTTTCGGTAGACGAAACGGCACTTATTGAAGTTGCCATTGACAAGAAAAGAAAAATCATTTGGCTCAAAGAACATTATTATAAATCAGGACTAAGCACAACACAAATTTATGAATTGAATAGAAGATATGCAGGAAGTGGATTAACGGTTATGGATAATTCTGAACCTCGTTTATTATCTGAAATTAAATCTAAAGGACTAAATGTAATCCCTACAATAAAAAAGAAGGGTAGTATTTTAGCAGGTATCTCTTTAATGCAGGACTATCAAATTATTATTGACAACGATTCAGTAAATTTAATTCGTGAGTTTAATAATTACACTTGGAAACTAAATGGTGCAATACCTATTGATAAATTTAATCACGCAATAGACGCTTCACGATATGCAATTCAGTACCTACTTACTAGGTCTGTACCTCATGGCAATTATTTTATTAGATAATTTTTTTTATATTTATTTGGTCAGTTGGAAATTATTTACTAATATTGTTAATAACTAATATTTAAACTATGAAAACAAAGAAAGAAATCATTAACAAACATTTTAACGTAAAAAGCGATTGGATACAAAATAGCAATCAAAATCGTATGTTAGAACTATTAAGTAAACAATTTAAAAACAAGAAATCATGAGTATAGAAAACGAAACATTTGCACATTATAAGATGCAAAAGAAACTTGAAGAGATTAGAAAATCAATTAATCTTTTAAGAACACATGGCTACACTATTGTAGATTTAGAAAACAAAATAATAGAAAAAGAAATCAAAGATTAGAAATTATGGATTTATCATTTAGAGAACTTGAAGAACAAAATCTAATTTTAGACCACGATATAGAGCGATTACAAGACGAATTGAATTGGTGGCGTACTTATGGAGAATACGTCTCTAAAGTACATACTAACGTAGATGCTGAAGCTTGTGGGTATGCTGACGGAGACAACGAATACAAAGAAAACTTTAACTAAAACAAACAATATGACACTCAAAGAAAAAATCAAAGATTTAGAAAAGCAATTAGAAGTTGCTAAAAGACACACCTACGTTTATGACACAATTCAAATAGATTGTAATGATGGAGAACTCTATATTTATTATGGAGACGATAAATGCGTTGTGTTTGACGTTAACGATATGTTTGATGACTTACCCTTCATTATAAGTCAAGTCGTCAAAGAACAAGCTAAAATGCAGGAATGGAAGCTTGATCATATTAAAGAATCATTAAAAGAAATCAAATGAGAAAGTGCAACAAATGTTCAAACAAACTAGAAATAAAAGGCAATAAGATGTTTTGTTATTACTGCAAAGAATATAAAATGCCTTATGAAACTTATAAATTTTATTCACTAATAAATCAATTAAACAAATAATATGAAAACAAATAGAGTAATTAGAGTAACACGACCAATGAGAGTTTGGTTTAGAAACTTTAGAAAATTAATGAATGATGTATTTAATCCAGAACAATCTACTCATAAATGGATGAGATATCCAATGTATGCTATAAATAAAAAGCATAAAGAAATTATATTGTCTGGCTTGCTTAATGACTTAAATGATGAAATAAAAATAAAAGAAGAGCTATGACACAAGAACATAAAGAAAATTTAATAGACACCTATTATGATTGGTTTAATGACGAATGTTCTTGTCCTTATGATGAATTGAGATGGTTAATTGAATCGGCACTAAATGGAAAAGAGAGAGACAATATTATAGAAGCTTTAGAAACTACATATAAACATTATAAATAAAAATTTAATACCATGACACACACAGACGACCTACACAGAATCGAGATCAATCATTTAAGACAAATGCTTAGAAGCGTAAAAGAAGAGAATGAGAATTTAAAAGATATGAATCGAACACTACAAGCAAAGAATCAATTATACTTGCAACAATTAGAATCAGAATATAGAAAAAGTAAAGTTTGAGAGTTCTAACATTTGAAATAAAAGAAGTAGGAGAAGAGCCATACAAAAAGCAATTCAATACGGATAGGTCAATTCAATGGACGATTGAACAATATTCAAGACATAGAGCAATTCAATATATGAATTTAATAGAAGAATAAATTTAATAGCTTGTCAATTCAATATAAATTTAATACCTTTAAGTCATAAAATTTTGTTTGTTTGTTTGCCCTCTGTAAATTTTACAGGGGGTTTTTTTTGTGCAATTTGCAAAGCTATAAACAAATAAAGCAACAAAGCAAATTAATGTTCTTATTTAGAATTAATATAAATTAGCTTTTATATTTTGTCAGTTGGAAATATTGTTTATATATTTGTGTAAACATTAAAACAAACATTATGAAATTTAACAAAAAACAATTACAAATTATCTCTTATTGCTTAGCTAATTTAGAAAGCGATTGTGAAATAAAAGAAACCAGACAAGAAAT